GTTGATATAAGCCACTTTTTTAATAGAAGAATAATCATTATAAAAAGAAATATAGAATCCATATTCCTCAAAATATTGAGTATCAATTAATAACTTTATGAATTCTATTATTTTCTCTCTATTTTTTCCAATAGGAATACCCAGAGTCCCCTCATCAGGAACTCCGAGTATAAGTTTTACTATTGTTTCATATCCATTAGAAGGAGAGGTCATCAGCTACATTAGCTAAATCGGTCTTAACAGTTGGCCTACTCATCGGACTAATCTTCAATTTCTTGGGATTAGGTCGAGCTTTCAGCCCGCTGTCGCCTAGTGGAATAGTTAAACTTTCAGCAAACCCATTATAGGCTAACTGAGTTTTGACATATATGTTCCCATCAGAACTTTCAAATTCTTCACCAACAATATTGGCACGGAATCCTTTTCCAATGAGCAATTTTTTCAAAGCTTCAATTGAGTATGCTTGCGCGGCGGCTGCTTCTCCGACGGCTGCATGTACCAGATGTTTAATTGCACCACGAGTATGATCAAGAGCCTTCTCTGATAAGAAAAACTTTTCTTCATTCATAAGCGTTTTTGCGCTATTTGTTAATGTGATAGCAATATATTCAGTTTTCTTTTCATTATCGAGTTGCTTCCAAGCGACATCAACAATTATAACATCCTGAACACCAATAAGTAAATGAGCTCCCCCTTCGGCGATCGCTTCTTTAGCACCGCCCAAATCTAAAACGAGATTTTTGTTTTCTTCTGACATTTTTAAACTAGTTTAATATTAGATTACATTTTGATATTTTTCAATTTTGTCGATTATTAATTGATAATCATTTGGTTCAAAAAGTTCTAAACAACCTTCTGGAGATTTAGCTTCCCTATCTGTACCATCACGATTAGTTAAAAATCGATATACTATTTTTCCATCAACTTCATCAACTGAAGTATGAAGAATATATGTTGAATGACTTGGTATTTTCACAGTATTATCAAGCAACTTACCCGGAGTCTGTAGAAAATATTTCACAGTCCCATTTGATAAAGTTTGCGAGTTTGTATGACCTATTACAATAAGATATAAATCATCTCTTAGATATTTTTCAAAATCTAATATTGAGAAGAATACATCATAAGCAAATTCAGTCCACTTATCATACCCTTTTACAGCCGCATCTTCCATAACTCTTCTTGTAAAAAAGTGAGTTATATCTTCAATTATTACGGTTTTAAAAGCCTTGCCCTCATTCACCTTCTTTAATATATCACCAATCTGTGCAATTGAATTTAATTGTACGAGATTTTTTAATTCTTTAGAATATAACCTTCTCCCTCCGGGAAATGGTAAATCCTTATTATTTGGTGATAGTATTAATGTTGTTTTGGGATCTAAATTCATGATCCCTCTTGATTTGCCAGTTCCTGGCTCACCCTCTACTATTATTAATTTCCCCATTTATTTTTTTAATCTGTATTTAAATATATCATTTGGATGATAAATTCTTAAATGTCCAACATCAAATTTATGATTCCAAGGATTGTCCATTAAAAAACATAAAACTCCGTCATTATTTAATCTATAAAAATTTTTAAATTTATCATCAATTATTATATCAATTCCATGTTCTTTAGCAAAAGAACTTTTTTCTTTAGCCTCATCACAAAAAATTATAGGCGCACAAGGAAATTTATGTTTCTCAATCCAATCAGGAGTTGCTGCTCTTGCGACATCAGATTTTCTGTGGGTTATATAACACGCTGGTTCAAAACATAAACTTGAGGCCTCTATATTAAGTGGAATATTCATCCAAAAATCATAGTCTAATGTATCAAAAACATCTGCAACTTTATATGAGTAATACCAATTAATCACATCAGTTTTTGGGTCTTTCCCCATAAGTTTTGCAAAAGGTGTATTAAAATCAGCTATAACCCCATCAATATCAAGCGCTATACGTTTTCCATACATTGGATGAACTATTCTGCTAAACCGATCCCCTTGAGGAAAAGATTGATAGTACTCGTTCAAAAATACAACATTTGTTAATAAATGGGCGACGTGTAATAATCCATCATCTTGGTCGTAATCTTCTCCTGCTTTTATTGCTCGAAGATGACGTTCTATTGCTCCAAATATTCTATCCCACTCTATTCCATTCTCCCAATTCCTAGATGAATATTTAAGAGCCCCACCTTTAAGAACTTCTCCCAAGGCTTGAATTGTAGAAGCTGGGATTAACTCAGGTCTTATTTTTTCCTTATCGTATTTTATTCCTTCACTCATTGACTTTTAATTCTCATAGATTTAACTATTTGGTATATGAATTTCAATGTCGATTAATTCGGCATCTGAGGATAAATCAAGTTCTACTTGTTCATTGTAATTACCCTCAAATGGTATTGGTAATTCACCTTCACACCATTCATCACCGTCATAAAAATACCATAAATCTGTTCCATTTTTTCTAAGAGCTTTACACCTGATAACTGTTTCGGCTTGTAAGATTTCAAGAGCAATATTTATTCCATTATTAAATGCCTGTCCAATAGTGGTTTTAACTTCAGTACACTTTTGAAGTTCAATTTGTTCAATTGTTGTCATATTTTATTCCTTCACTCATTACAATAACAATGTTTCTTCTTTATTTGATGTATAAGGAAATATTAAATTTCCTTTACTAAAATCCTCTCTAAATAATAACATACACTCAGTCCCATATAATCTGGATTTAAGTAAATGCACTGCCACAAGGCCTTCCGTACAAAAGTGATGTCTTCCATATTTTTCAATACCAAGTCTTTCTGGTCGATGGATAACTAATAAATTATCGGCGGCCATATAAATAGACTTACTACCGTGAATATCTGTTCTTTGAGGATAATGCGAACTTATATTGTTTATTCTTTCAGTTTGTTCAATTTTATCATTTAATTGACTTACGAAAATCACCATTGCCTTGAAATCCTTTTTTAATCGGATTGCAAGACGAGATAAATTTGAAACCAATTCAACTTCACTACTTTCCCCACCATAACTAGCAAGTAGAGTATGATCCATGGTGACTACTATATTACATTCGTGTTGCGCATAAAATTTAGCAACAGTATTATATATTTGTTCATGATTACCACTAGTTTCACAAAAGTATAGTTTTTCTGATTTGATTAATTCGCTGGCTTTTAATACTTTATCGTATTGTTCAGGTGATAATTTATTCTCAGCCGATACTAATTTAGAATAACTTGTTGAAAGTTTAGAAGCGTAAGTTCTAATAACCTCATCTTCTGAAGCCATTTCGAAAGAAAAAGATAATATTTTAAAGTTTTTCTTATAACTTGCGTTTAAAGAACTCAAAAAATCATCTCTAATCATGTTCAAAAAATAGGATTTCCCACTACCACTAGAACCACATATAATTGAGACCTCTCCAAATCGAAAACAACCACCAACAATTTTATTTATTGCCGGCCATCTACAAATTAAACCAGGAGAAGATTCTCTTCTGTAATAATCAATCTTTCTATTAGCATAATCAATAGCTCTGGCGTAAGAAATTAATTCTAATGTAGAGTTATCCGCCATAAACAACCTCTCCGAATTTTTCTTTTTTTATTTCATTTTTGTTCAATGTTTCACTAATTATTTGTTCACATTCTCCAGCTAAAGTTGACATTCCATCTTTCTCTACGAAATATGGAGCTAATTTCATAAAAGAATAACCAGCTAGGCTCATTCTATTTATGTAATTCTCAGTTGCTTGTATTATTAAACTAGCTGTGAATTGTGGATATTTTCTTCGAAATTTTTCAAGTTTTTTTATACAACCGTTTTTATCAGTTTTAATATAATAATTACTTGATTTTATTCCATCTGGCCATAAGGCCCACCATTTATCTATCCATGTTGTAACATTTGAGTTTAGTAATTGCATAAATAAACCAGTACTAACTGTTAGATTTTTAAATTCTAATTGTTCTAATTTATTACGTTTAACTAACAAGCCACTTGCTATTAGTTTATCCAATACTATTGTTATGTGTTCAACTCGTTCATGATAAAGTTGTAATAAGTCAAATGCCTCATCTGAAATAAGAGTTAAAATTAAATATTCCAGAGCAGTTACATTTTCTTCAATAAGGAATTGAAAGGGAGCCTGTATAATTGGCCCCCTTGTCTCATACACCATTTGATTATATTTATCGTTCATTAAGTTTATTTACAAAAAAAAAGAATACAAAGATACGAAATCTTTCGTTAACACGCAAGTTTTTTAGTAAATATTTTTAATGTTTTTTTAGTATCCCATTCCGCAACCCATTAATTCAGAATAATCATCTTGATCATTCAAAACGGAATTTGGAATTTCTATTTGATTAGGGAAAGGACGTTGTTTATAACTTTCTCGTGTTAAGCCACCCGATTGATAAAGAACTCCATCATCCGAATCTTCAATATCAGTAGTTATTTTATTTCTAATCTCAACAACTTTTTCTGTTCTAAAATTTATACGATATTGTTCTTGTTCAATCTCTTTGATAAAAATATCAATTGCACTATTCGTCCAATTAAAAGTCTCCCATTCTTCTTCTATACGAGCAAAGATATTTCTTGGAGTAGGCGTTATTACACTATTATAAGAAGTAACTCCATTAGTTTTATTATCAACAATATCAGCATTCCCATTATCAATAATAACTGATGATGGTGACGCGTCACTGACTATAATACTATTTGGCAACACAAACATACCAAAACTATCTCTATCTGCTTTCATATATTGAAGATGAAAATCTGGATTAGAAGGATCAAATAAACAAAGCTTATCTCCGTTTGAAATATAAGTATCATTCTTAATGTCCTTTATCCAACCAAGTGGATCTTTTTGAAACTCTATTAAATTGCCACCTCTAATCATTTTTTCCAAAAAGTCTCTTGGTGAAACACTTTCATTTTTATAAAAAAGATCCCCAGTAAATGCTAGCATTTTTGTATCTGGACGATTAGTGGAGTCTAAAAGAAAAAGTGTTGAACAATAAATACCACTTAAATTAAATAAACGTATAGCGTCAGTCTCTCCAGTTCTAAAAAATGTATCTCTAGATTCAGACGACGAAAGAATAGTCATACAAGTTATAATGACATCATTCCAAGCTGAAACTTTTTTAAGATCATCCATAAACTGTTGAAAAGACCACCATACAGAATCCATTTTTTTATATTTTCTTGTTATTGGACTCCATGATACATATCCAAAATGTGACGGATATTTTAATCTATATGTATTAAGCATAGATATGTATTCATCTAAAGACGCTTCTTCTTTTTTAATTAATATTACTGACTTATTTTCGATTAAAACATTTCTAGACATATAGGTTCTGGATTAATATTTTCATATTGGCTATATTCATCAGCCTCTGCGTTTGTATTTGAATATTCTTTGCTAAATTTACGTTTTCGCTCAGAAATATATTGGTTAAGATAAACACCTTTTCTTGGATATGTTTTAAGCATAATTTGACTTAAAGTTATTGCACCAGGTGTTAGTTTTGCGTTATAAATAATTTCTTTATAATTTTCAATAAACGAAACTATTCCCATACAAATTAAAATCCAATTCTTTATTTTTTCAAAATTCATTGTAGCACAATGATTTCTGAATTCTAAAGTATGTTTACGCCCAACTTCAATTGTAAATAAAGTTGGTACAAAATTCAACCACCAATATCTTGGTGTACTTCTGTTATAACCGCAAAATCTTCCAGCTGGATGATTTAATTGTTTATTGATTTTAACGCCGGGAGGAAGACCAGATATTTCATGAACAATTCCTGAATAAGCTTTATCCATAATTAATTCTTTGTCTTCTTTCTTTATGGATTTAACATCTGTAAAAACTGGCATAGCACCTTTTTCATAATTAAATGCGTTACCAGTAATAGTCTGACAGTATTCATTTGTTCTACGAGAATTTGGCATTATATTATAGATTTCATCTTGAATAATCATGCCAAGTTTGTATGCTAGAACAACAAACTCTTGGTTAAAATCCATATTACCTAAATGAACATGAACTGAACAAGTTTTATTAATCTTACATCTTCTCGCAATTTCAAAAAGAATATCACTTAAGTGCTTAAACCCTATATCATAACGCAATACTTCAGTAACATATTCACCTCCAGTGCTTTTAGTATTATTTGAGTCTCTAATAGAACCATCATAACATGACGATATAGCAAGATATTTTCTGACATATTTTGGAATACAACCATCATAAGTTTCAATTTCAACACCAAAAGTGTAATCTTTTCCTTCTGATAATCTATTTGATTTAGGATTTAATTCGAGTAGTTTTAGAAAATACTTTTGATTAGGAAATTGTTCCCACTTGCGCACAAACATATTTCCCAATAATCCTTCAGTAACATATAACCCAGAGTTTAAATCTTCAACTAAATTAAATTTTAATGCTTGCTCCTCACTTTCTACATATGCCATAATATAATCGTAACCATTAGACTCAATGGCAACTTCGACATAATCAGAAAACTTACTAATAGAAGTGAGAGGCCGAACAATAAATTCAAATGTTTTTGGATCTAATTCTTCAATTAATCCGTTTATTGTATACATGTACATTTTTTATTTTGTTTCATCTTCACTTATAGTTGAAATTGATTGATCTTCAACAAAATTTGCCTTAAATTGAACAATTTCATCTTGATTAAAAATTGGTAATATTTGTATACCTAAGAATTTCTTTCTTTTTCCATTAGAATCTATAGTATATAAGGTATCATCTCCAACAGTTTCTTCTAAATAATCATATACATCACAAATGTATACTTTTCCATCAGTATTGTCAATAATATCTTCTATAAAGACAACTTTATTTGATTGAATATCCCATCCATCATTATCCATAAGATAACAATATTGATCTTTTACTAAAGGAAGGTCTTCTAATGCTCCATTATTAACAATTTCATATGTGGCCGTTGATGGTGAAAAACAAATCCAGTTATTAGTTCCTGGCATTCTTCTGATTTTAATCATATATGATCCAATGTAAGTTGTTTCATCAGCAATTCCAGAGAAAATAGATTTTTTTGATTCAAATATACACCAATTATTAAAATCTTTAATGAATTTATCCATATTAAAGATAAGATCTAAATCTTTTGAGTTAAGAATAATCTTATCAGATGTGCCTTGTCTACTAGTGTTATAAGTAGTTGATTTAATTACTTCTGGCTTCCAAGGTTGTCTTTTAATTTTACGGCATTGTGATTGAATAATATGGGCATAATCTGCGGCATATACTACATTTTCATTAACTTTTTTAATATTTGTACATTCAATAATTTTTAGGGACTCTTCTGTTGAAGACAGGAACATTCCCCCGTTTTTTTTCCCACGAAATAATGGACGTTGATCATCATGATAAAAATTTAAAATGTTTGGATGACGCTTATCATACCAAACTAAAGCCGCTGCTCCATCATATTGTTTGAGAATTTCATAATCATAATTCAATGCTCCTAATAAAAACTCTGAATCAATATAATTTGTTGCCATCTCTAGTTGAGGATATTTAACATTTTTAAGTTGATAAAAACTTGTCAATGTACCATTATGAACACCAATAATATTATCGATATCAAAAGGGTGTGCCTTTTTATCTGATGTTGCATAAGTTGATTTACGAACATGGCCAATAAATAATTTAGATCCCACCATTTCATTTTTGGCGAAAAAATCATCAACTCTATCACAACTTCGATTAATACCCAATTCCGGAGTAAAATATCCAGTTGCATCTACGCCTCGCCACATATTGGCAAGCATTAAAATTTGAATATCTTTTGGATAATGATGGATGGGATATTCAATCAAATAAAGTTGTCTTTAT